GAAGTAGTTGTAAATGTATTGTAGTTGGTCGGGGATTCCCCACACAGCATTCAAATTGCTGGGCGAAAACGCACCGGGAGATTTCTGGTAGGTAAGATTGACGCGATAGATTTGATCAGGCACAGGCATCAGCCGGAAGGTAAACGTTGTGCCGCTCAAGTCGCACTCTTGGGTAGAGATGAACGTCGGACGATCGGTCGCGCGCTCTTCATTTAGGGCTTCCCAATGCAATGTCAGTCCCATCGCCAATCCAGCAACTGCGATCGCGCCAAATTCAATTTCGGCGACGTCAGGGGTTACGATGTTGACTGTGAAGTCTGTTGCGCTTGCAGAAACTATATCAAACATTCCATTCAGCGAAGAGGTAGTGCATCCGGAAATCGAAACACTTTGACCATGACCACCGTTCGGAAGAGTACTGAATCCATTCACCGCGTAGAACGTAGCTGTATGACTTATAACTTGTGCAGCCGTAATGACTCCGCAGAGCTCGATCGACGCCGCCTCCAGGTAACCGAAATCAGCTATGGAAGTGTTGTAGTCTTGCTGACCAATTGCCGTGATGAAACTAGTATTACTTCTGTTCCACGGCCAAATGAACGGAGGCCCTACGATCGTCTGTAGAGTCTGATTCGCGCTCGTAATCGCGGGCTCGCTGTTGATTCCGATCGTAACAGAGGCCCAGTTGATGAACGGCTTGACCCAATTGATGCTGTCGTTAAGTGAACGTGTCGCTGCCATAGTGCCTCTTATGAACTCGGATGCTGCTTCGTGTCGAACGAAGAGTCGTCAGTGCCCGGACGGAAAATCGGCCGGTGTTTGATCTCCCCATTCTCCATATAAACTTCTACGACGCCACCGGGTTTCACGGCAACGTCCTTGTGCCCTTCGCCCTCGAGAAGGTGATTGAGGGCGTGAATCAAACTGGAGTGCGTCACGAGAACGCATGGCGTCCCCTGCTCCCACCCTAACTGAATACCTTCGGCCATCAGTGGCCAAACGCGGTGTTCGAAATCGTGCCGACTCTCACCGTCTTCCGGTGTCTCTTCTGGATTCTCAACGTAATAATCCATCTTCTTCTTGTTCTCGGCGTTCTTCGGAAGGCCCGTTAAGAAGCCAATATTCCAGGGCTCAAGCCCATCAGTCGTTTCCGGCTGATAGTCTTCCTGGTCGTCGCAAATGATTGTAGCAGTCTGAATCGCGCGAGTGAGCGTCGAACAGAAAATACGATGCCACTCCTTCTTACTGAAAAACTCGCGGAGTGTATGGGCGTCTCGGAAGCCGTCCTTGTCCAGGGCGGAATCCCGTTGACCCCTAAAAATTTTGAATTTGCTATCAACGGTACTGCCGTGCCGAGCCAAAAACAAAAGTGGTTTACGCATATTAACCCCACGCAACTGTATTAGTGACCTCGACGTCTTGGGATATCTTCTAAAAAGCTTATCTGATCTGAGAGAAACCAAGCTCCACCGTTGCTTTGCTGCGTCGCCACGAAATTGACGCCCGTGATGTCCGCTCCGCTGACCGTTTCGCTCGCGCTGGTTGGGGAGAAAGTATAACCAGTTTTGGATGGGGTGATCGTGTAGTTGCTGTTTGCAAGCCCGGGAATAGAATAGTTTCCACTTCCGTCCGCTGTCACTGTACCGCCTGCGCTACCTTCAAGAATCAAGTTATCGGCAGATTCAAGCAGGACGTTACCGCTTCCATCTTCTAGCTCGACCATCCCGACAGCATAAGTAATTGTCGTTCCGCCAACGCCTGCGTTTCCAGAGATAGAATAAATCGCAGTAGCAGTAAAATTAGAGAAATTGTAGTTACCACTAATTGTGGCAGTTTTACTTGTGGGAGAGAAAATATAACCTACAAGTGAGGGAGTTACGGTATATGTACCTGCAATCAACCCCGAAATTGAGTAATTACCGCTGCCATCTGCTGTCACGGAACCGGAAGCCGTTCCAGAATAAAAAACTGAGGCCCCTGCAACGCCCGCGTGGCCAGTGACCGTATAGACAGGAGTGGCGGTAAAATTAACACCCGTGATGTCGGAAGTGGTGATAGTCTCGTTCGTTGATGTCGGCGAAAAGGCGTAGCCCGTAAGTGTGGGCGTGATGGTGTAGGAACCCGGCGATAGATTGCCTATCGTATAGTTCCCGCTTCCGTCTGCGGTAGTTGAACCCGTAGCATCGCCACTCCAAGAGACTGTTGCTCCTGCTACGCCCGCCGAACCAGATATAGAAAATGTCGTTGCTGCCCAGAGAGTGACACCAACCATACCCGTAGTATTTGCGGTATCCTCTTTTATCGTCACGAAAGCATTCGTCACTTCTGACGAAAGGATGGCGGATTCCACATTGGCATAGTTGTTGCCTAGATGGCCCGAGCCGTCCAAGGTAGGAGTGACGGTCAGGATGTTTCCGCCCACCCAAGTTGATGCTACTCGGTCGGTTGAGCTACCAACCCCATGCGATACAAGCCCCGGATGTCCACCTGTGACGTTTGTATCCACAACACCCGCAATCAGAACCCCATTGATGAATGCCAAGATTAACGAGCCTGACGCCACAAGTCTTACTGTCTGACCCGGCGTGTAACTCACGCCACTTATCATCACGATAGCGGTCGCACCACTTCTTAGGATGTAGAAAGTCGTGCCGTTATAGCCGCAGGTATAAAAAGCGGCTCCGTTTGATGAAATTCTTACAGCAGGACCAGACTGATAAGGAGCAGACGATGAATTCATCACGCATTCGGAGAATTGGTCGCTTGTATACGTTTGCCCATTCTCGTAGAGGGCGTTGAATCCTGTCCCTGCGGAAGCATAGGCTCCATTTGTCCCGTCAGATGCCCACGTTCCTACCGCTTGCGTGAAGTTTGCGGGAATTGAACCTTCTGTCAAAGTGTCGGAAGCCAAGGTAGTCGGAGCACAAAGAGGTCCAACTGTCCAAGCAACGTCGCTGTTCCCGTCGTCAGCGAGAACGATTACGGCTTCGGCTGCATGATTTGTTGAGAACGGAGACGTAACCCGATAAACATAGTTAGCGGAACTGCCCGCAATCGTAACATCAAGAGGAGCACTTGTATCCACTCCTGCTACATCGTAGTAATAAGCACAAGCATAGCTGTTGCTGCTTGCGTAGGTAATCGTGATGACGTTGTTCGCGTTGCCTTTGCAATTCTTCACGACATAGATTTGTTCGTTGTAGCGGCCAGCATAACCATTACCTGTGTAAACTTTTGTCGTGAAATCATTTCCCGCCGTGTCAGAGATAGAGGAAATCTGTCCCTGTCCATAGTAAGTCACACAGCATAAGACAATAGTGTTCCCTGACGCTTGGTTGTAAGCAGAGAGAGCAAGGGTGGTCGAACCTGTATTACCACCCGAAGCTGCGAGTGTGCGAGATATAGCCATGCTTATTCCTTATTGTGTGAAGACTTGAAGCTGGACGATTTCTGTATCGTTGGCAGTCGGCGTCAAACTGTAAGTCAAAACACAATCTGTATTAGTGATAGAAGAGACTACGAATGTTCCTTGTGGGTTGGTGCCGCCGACTTGGGTAGCAGTAATCCATAAAGGAGCAACAAGATACGGTTTTGGGAAGGTGTAGGTGACGGTTGGTGATGCCCCTGTTGAGACTGTTCCGTTCGTGATTGTAAACTGAATTGGAGCATTCGCACCCGCAACAGCCGTGATAGCTGCTGATGTGCCCCAACCTGCGCTAAGAGCAAGAGCGCCAGCAGTAAGTAAAGTGCCTGTCGCGGAGGCTTCGCCATAGACCGTAGGACCGTTGATAGCCGACGTTGTTGCTGAGAACGTGTTTCCGCCCAAATCCCAGAAGGAACCAGAGCCAGCAATGTTGTATCCTGTCGGCGAGCCGGTATGAACGAAATGGCAGCCGAGTGCTTTCACAACTGCTCCGGTTGTGGTGATATTATTACCACCACCGTAATTACCAAGGAAGTGAGCGCCATAGGCGTTCAAAATGACATCGGTGGCAGTGCAATCCCACCCTGTGTTCTGATAGTTGCCGCCGAACACATTCACAATAGAGTGTATGCCCAGTATGAGGCTTGCGTTTGTCGTGATGTAATCGTTGATAAGGTTGACGATTGCACTCGTGCCGATAACGATGGGGCTGCCGACAGTGAAGTAAGCTAAGACGGAGTTGGAGATATTGTTGCAACCCTGACCGCCTGTCCCAATTCCATGGCAGTTTGTATTCTGAAAGTTCATCAAATCAAAATAGCCTTCGCCGCCAGACTGGTTCACAATGTAGCAGGAAGTGCCTGTGCTTGCATTGAGAGCTTGAACTTGGATTCCACGCATACGAAGCGAAGAACCTGCACCCCCGAATATGAACATTGTGTATCCACCCACAATCGGGATGTTCCCGAACAAGGATGTGAGGCGGAGGTTGTTTATCATTATGTCGGCATTGCCTGTTGGACCCCAACCGGTAAAAGTAGGTGATTTGTAGAAAATAGGCTGGCTGTTTCCAGTGACTCCTGCCGAGATTTGTGGATGCAAGATGAACAGTGTGTTCGTTGTTCCTGTGGCTCCGCAGAGGTCAGCCGTCTCTTTGATTGTGCAAGTGACAGAAGTCACAAACGGTGGAGAAGCGACGATGAAAACGCCCGGAGGTAGAGACAGAGTCTTGCCAACGGTCCACGCAGCAGTTGCTGCGGCATTGAAAGCAGCGCCGTTGTCCGTGCCAACAGCCCACATAGCAGTGCCAGATATATTCGCGTTGGATGTCGTGGAAAGAGTAATCTGCGTGGAACTCTGGCAACTCACTTGGGTAACGAGTCCGGTCCCGAACGGATAAGCGCCCGTCACAGCGTTGACAACAATCACAAGTTTCCCGTTATCTGCAGAGGAGAAGTTCCCAGTCGGAGAAGTGAGCAAAGCCGATCCGATGGATATTGTCCCGTCGCTGTTGAAGCGAGCGTCGTCAACAACGCCGTAATCAACGGCATAGAACACAGTCGGGTCGCCGATAGTGGCAGCATTCACGCGATAGCTTGTTCCCCCACGATTAACGAGAAGTTGATCCGCAGCTTGTGCGGGACTACCGTCTGTAAGTTGACTGATTTTTTCGTTTGCCATTAAAACACCTCTAGCCGCTTTTGCTGACGGGCCTTTTGAGACGCACACATCTTGCGGCGTGTCTCTTCAGAATGTTTACAACCTATCTTAGAATTGCTCATCTTCTTGCGATGCTCCACCGTAAAAGGAGGAAGTTTTCTACCTATTTTGGCGGCACTTATCTTCTTACGAATTTCATCTGGAAACTCTGGATGATGACCGCCTTGTTTTATGTTGTAGCCGTTAGGTGCCAAAGTTCCTTGCTTCTCAATCTGTTCTATCTCTATCTGGTCCAAATCTGGAAGATTGTCAACCTCGGCAAGAACAGATATCTCAAAAGCATCTTCCCCGTATTTACGAATGGCTTTATGAATGAGGTAGTCACTGCCTGTTTGTGCATCCGCACAATGCTTCTGCCAGCGTCGTTTCAAAGTTTGTGTAGTTTGTCCGACGTAACCTTTTTGGGAAGCCGAACAATAAATGAGATATACGAGCATTTACACCTCAAGCGCAGCTAGGGGAGCCGCCGTTTTGTAAACGAGGCTGCTATTCATTAGTAGCCTCCGGGATAAAATGGGTTCGCCGGCCCGAGATACGTGCTTCCAGGAGACGGCATGATCGCGTCTGTCGGGTAAATCCCCGCATTATCGCGCTCGCGATCTTGAGACGTAACCAAAACAGAAAGAGACTGCATCCACAAGGCTTGCTGATCTTGGAACTTCGCGCGCACCTTCGGGTCCTTAGAATGCATGAAGGAATAGGCGATGAAGCCGCGGCGGAAGTAGGCTGCGAAATCGTCCGGGACCGGATCGATCGGCTGAGACAGGGCGGTGAACTGCGGAGCCCTAGCTTGCCCGAATACGCGGGCTTGCCAGACCTTCCCCATCTGCGAGGGGATAGGATTCAGGCGCAGGCCCTGGCCCTTGGGGTTGACGACGGTCCAGATGCCGGTGCCGTCTGCGATCGTGGTGGCCGCGACGGTGGGGTTGGTAAGAGTGGGATATTGGACTGTAGCAGGCCAAGATGGCTGCGTGAGCCCTAGGGTACAACCGGCCGTCAGCGCGTTCGTCAGGACCCAGTAATTGCCATACGTTTGGTCCTGGATTTGAAGGAAGGGATTCGCAGGCTGGGCCGTGGCGCCAAGCAGGGCCCCGTAGACGCTCCCGGGGCCTGGGTTGCAGGCTCTGCTCTCTCCCAGGGTGTTTCCGCCGCCCCAGGTGCCGTAGACGAGCTGGTCGTTGGGCAGCCAATTGACCTGACCCGGCCGGCCGTATTGGACGTTGGTTTCGGGCAGATCTCGGTTCGTTTCAAGAGTGTATTTGTCCTTGGGGGACGACGTCGAGTTGACGTCCATCAACACGCCATACTCCAACCAAGCAAGATTCAGGAGCGCAGGGGATGCGAAGGCGTAATCCTGTTGCCAGGAGTTGGTGTAAAAATAGGGGAGGCGAATGCGGTTCCACTTCGGGGCGAACGGGCGGGAGAGCATGGCGATCATCACGTCATTCGCAATCGTTAAAGCCGGTTCTTGGCTGAAACCACCGGTCGAAAGAACAGGATTTAATTCAGGGTATGTACGAGAAAAATCTACGATCGACTGAAGTTTAGTGGTGGAATTTCCCATGTTATTTCCCAAAGCTCCTTAGATATTCCGCCGCTTCTAAAAGAAGATTTGGATTGTCGCGGAAAAATCCTAGTCCTGAATTACACAGACGACAAAGAAGTCGTCGAACTTTCGTTGTTTCATGATCATGATCAACAAACTCTGCATCTCCGTTGCACGAAGGAATAGCACATTTACCATTT